GTGTTCAATAATGCAGACATAGCAGTAGTCGCAGGTGACGCGTCAACTAACGGACTTTCAAAAACGACGTTAGATGATAGCACCTTGACTGGTGGTGGTACTGGATCGGCGCAATTAAGAGTGTTAGGCGTATCAAGAGACCCGGACAACAGTGATTTAGCTTCGGCTAATGTTGTGTGGAGAGTTATGATCAACGAACACTTCTTAAAAGCGACAGCTAGCATATAATAGGAGTATATAGAACATGGCAATATCACGTAATCAACTAGTTAAAGAACTAGAACCTGGTCTAAATGCACTATTTGGACTAGAATATAAACAGTATGAAAATCAGGCAGCTGAAATTTATACTACTGAGTCATCTGACAGAGCTTTTGAAGAAGAAGTTATGTTGTCAGGTTTCGCACAAGCAAGAGTAAAACCAGAAGGATCTGGAGTAGCTTTTGACAATGCGCAAGAAACTTTCACAGCAAGATACACTAACGAGACAATCGCTCTCGCTTTTGCAATCACTGAGGAAGCTATTGAAGATAACCTGTATGACAGACTTGCTTCTAGATACACAAAAGCACTAGCAAGATCTATGGCGAGCACGAAACAAGTTAAAGGTGCAGCACCATTAAACAACGGATTTGGAACTTTCAATTCCGGTGATGGTGTAACATTATTTAACACAGCTCACACTACGATTGCTGGATCTTTCAGTAACACGTTAGCAACTGCTGCGGACTTAAACGAAACTTCATTAGAGCAAAGCTTAATCGACATTGCTGCGCTAACTGATGAAAGAGGTTTAAAAATTGCTGCTAAAGGAACTAAAATGATTGTTCCTTCTGCTTTGCAATTCGTAGCTGAGAGATTGATGAAATCTCAAGGCAGAGTAAGCACAGCTGATAATGATATCAATGCAATCAGATCAATGGGTATGATTCCTCAAGGTTATAGAGTGAACAACTACCTAACTGACACTGATGCGTTCTTTATCACTACAGATGTTCCTAACGGAATGAAGCATTTCAACAGAGCACCTCTTACAACTAAGATGGAAGGGGACTTTGATACTGGAAATGTAAGATACAAAGCTAGAGAAAGATACGTATTTGGCGTATCAGACCCTAGAGGTATTTTTGCATCACCAGGTGCTTAATCAGTAAATAAAAGATTTAATGGGGCCGGACACAATTCGGCCCCATTTTTTTTGCAACTTATAAAAACCATGGAAAAACCTTACAAAATCAAAATTAGAGCATACGGATACTGGACAGAGTTTGATGTCAAAGCCACTGGTGAAGGCAAGCCATTGGAAGATGCTATAGTTGACAAACTGGGAAAAAATGATATAGTTTGGGACAAATCAGACTTTTATAGTTTGACTAAAACA